GCGGGTGCCGCGGCCGACCATTTGCACGTAGAGCCCGGTCGACAGCGTCGGCCGCAGCATGGCCAGCAGGTCGATCCGCGGCGCGTCGAAGCCGGTCGTCAACACGTTGACGTTGACCAGACACCGAACCATGCCGGCCTTGAACGCGGCGATGCCGTCCGCACGCTCGGGGAGCGGCGTCGCGCCGGTCACCACCCGGCACGAAACGCCGCGGGCACGGAGCGCCTGGCCAACGTGATGCGCGTGTGCGACGCCGGAGCAGAAGACCAACCATGAGCGCCGGTCGACACCACGCGCGACGATCTCGTGGCAGGCGGCGTTGACGGTGGCGCTGTCATCGGCGGCACGCTCGAGCTCGCCGGCGATGAATTCGCCGCCGCGCCTGCCAACGCCGCTGATGTTGATCTCGGTGCCGGTAGCCTTCGACGTCAGCGGCGACAGCCAGCCGTCGCGGATTCCCTGGCTAATGTCATAGCTGTACACGACGTCGTCAAAGAACTTGCCTTCGCCTTCGTCGAGCCGGCCGCTGTCCAGCCGAAACGGCGTTGCCGAGAATCCGGCAATCCGCATGCCATCGGCCGGTGCCAGCGCGCGCAGCTCAGACAACAGGCTGCGATACATGCCGTCGCCGTCGTGCGGCACCAAATGCGCCTCGTCGATCAGCACCAGGTGCCGCGGACCGAGCCGCGCAGCATCGCGCCAGACGCTCTGCACCCCGGCGAAGACGATCGACGCGTCCCATTCGCGCTGGCCGATGCCCGCGCTGTTGATGCCGACGGGCGCGTCTGGCCACAGCGCGAGCAGGGGCTCGAGATCCTGTCGGATCAATTCGCGCACGTGGGCCACGACCAAGACCCGCAGCGTCGGGTAGCGGCGCGAGATGTCGCGGATCAGGTGCGCGATAATCACGCTCTTGCCGGTGGCCGTTGCCATCGTTACGAGCGGATTGCCGCCACCCCGCGACCAGTAGACATCCAGCGCGGAGAGCATTTCTCGTTGATACGGACGAAGCTCGAACATGACCTGGCAAGTGGCCGGTGCCTTGCCCGAAGTGACACCGGCCAGTTCCTCCCATCAACGTTGCGCGTGCCAAGGAGCGAGGCCGCCGGGATTCCTTCGTGCTTCGGTTGCCGCGGCAGCCTTAGTTGCCGGGGTTGCCGGCTTGGCCGGCTGTTCCGTTGCCACCGGCTTCGTTTCCAGCGGCATGATGCGCGAGATCCGGTTCTTGTCCGGGTAAACCCCTTGCTTGTCCCGCTCGATGCGGAGCCGAATGCGCACCGGCTTGAAACGGAAGACCTCGGCGTCGTCGACCTGCTCGGCAACGCCAGTGGCGACGCACAGATCTTTAAGCATTTTGCGACCGATCGTTTGCGCTTGCTCGCTGCTGTGCAAGTATGTAATCCGATGCCAAACTTGCCGGCCTTCATAATCGCCTTCGATGATCTTCCAAGTCAGGGCGAGGTGATAGCCATCGCCGGAATTCGGCTGCTCAACGCTGGACTCGACGACCTGGGCGACGTATTCGCCGACCGGCAACACGTCCCAAGAGTTACCTTCCTGCGTCGTTGGATCAAAGGTTTCCGGAAAGGTAGAAGTAATCATAAGACACCTCGCTGTGTGGTGGGTTTGGGGTCGGGTCTACCGTCGATAGCCGCCGACGGCTGCGGTGGCAGGTATGGAGCGAGCGCCCCGTAACTGAAGTTCTTCGGCACCGGCATCTTGGCCGGCAGGTCGTAGCGATTCTTGGCGACGAAACTTGGTCTTGCCTCGAAGTGCAGCCAGCGTTGCGATCCGCCATCGGCGCGATTGCGCTTCTTGCCGAATCCGACTTCCTCGCTCTGCACGTGAAGGTCCGGCGCGAGGAAGCCGATCGCGTCGCACCAGTCTTGCACCAGTCCACGCGCGCGCTTGTGCAGGCGCAGCTGGTATGAAGTGTAGGAAGCGGCGCGCGGGTCGTTGATCGTCTCTATCGCGGAATGCGCGAGAAGCACGACGGTCATGCCTTGTCGGCGCAAAAACTCGAGGCCTTTCAGAAAGTCGATCCACCAGGAGTCGACGATTACGTACCCTTTGCCGTAACCAGGACTTTCGATCGATGACCAGCCTTGCGACAGACAGGCGTCGTGCCAAATCAGTTCTTCGGTCACATCAAGGCTATCAAACACGATGGTCTCATAATGGTGCCGCTCGGAAGCAAGCGCGACGAGGGCGGAGCGCAGATCGGCAAAGTTACCGATCAGACCGAAGCTGTTCATCTCCACGCCACTGGGACAACCGTCCTCGGTCTGCAAGAACATTGGCGTGGGAAATTTGCTGGCGAACGTCGTCTTGCCGACACCTTCCGCGCCGTGGATCAGGAACCTCGGCGCCAGCTGTGCCTTGAACTTGCGAATATCGGCGAGGTTCATCTGACGAGCTCCCTATCTTTCCTGGCCGAAGATCAGATCGAGCGCGACGCCGAGCGGACCGCTCGATCGTGACAGAGCGCACTGCGAATGGTTTCGGGGTCAGCGCCGTGCTGAACCGCGATCGGTAGCGCCAGGCCCCCTTGCTGCGTTGAAAAATTTGCCCTAGACGTGCCCACGCCAAAGTCCTTTCACATCGATCTCAAGTTTTTTGCGCTTCCGGGTCAGGTTTCGACGCACCGATGTTGATGTCTGCGTCAGGCAGCTCGGCGATGATGTCGGCGAGCATGTTCAGGTTCACGATCGTCGCCGAGCCGGCCTTCTTGAAGAGACCCCTGTGCCGGGTGGCGAGAATATAGAGCGCGCTGCGCGAGAGGCCGCTCTCCGCCGTCGCGACGGGGATGCGGCCGAACCGGCGATGAGCTCGTGTCGGGGAGTGTTCGAGGGACACTGCAGGACGCTCCTATACAGTCAGGAGCGTCTATGAACCATCGCCGCTGCAGATGCCGTACGGGTTCTGCAACTTTATTTTTTGGGCTTCCTGATCAGTTGGCGAACGTAATTCCAGCTGTTGGGCGCAATGCGCTGCGCGACGGCGGTCAGCGAGAGCTTCTTGTTCTTCCTCCAAACGACATCGGCCTTCGCCTGCCACTTGACGTGCTGCTTGTCTGCGGTCTCCGTCCGCGCGTCACGCTCCTCCTTGGACCACCGCGCTTTGCCGACCAGCTTCTCGCCGATCAGCGCGATGACCTCGACCGGGATCGGGACATTGCAGGTGCCCTGATATTCGTCACGCACGCGGCCGAAGGACTTGTAGTCGGATTTGACGATGGCGAGAAACCCGGCAAGAGTAGCCTGCGTCACCCTCGGCGCCTTGAGCAATTGGGCCACCGTGGGACCCAAGGGGCGGATGTCCGGGCAGCCTATTTGCTTCGGCATGCCTAGTTGCGCCACTTCTTCCCACTTTACCGACCTGTTCGCGGTGGGTCCTTCCGGGCTGCCGGTCATAGTTCACCTAACACGCGTAAACCGCTCGACTTGACCATGCCGAAGCGCGGCGCACCAGCATGGATGGCGTCGGCGATATAGCTGGGCGCCAGGTGCCCGTAATGCAATTCCACCATGCGCGTGTCGGCATGACCCAGGTTCTTCGCCACCACGAGCAGCGGCACGCCGTTCATGACTGCGTGGCTTGCCCAGGTGTGCCGGAGCGCGTGGAAACTGACTGGCGGGTCGATCTTAGCGTGCTGACACGCTTGCGCCGTCGGGCGGCGTTGGTGAGAGGTACGCCACGGCCCGCCGTTGGCTTTGCGCAACATGATTTCGCTGGCGGCGCGTCCGGCGGTGAGTTGATGGAAGAATGACGCGCCCTCATCGGTCAGCACGACATGGCGGGCCTTGCCAGATTTGGACCGACGGATCGCGAGTGTTCCGCTATCGGGGTTGAAGTCCGCGACCTCCAGTCGCGCCAACTCGCCGTAGCGGCACCCGGTCTGCAATGCAGCCTGCACCAGCGGCCGAAACTCGAGGTCACTGGCGTTGATTATCCGCGTCGCCTCTGCAATGGATAAATATCTGACCCGCGCCGCATCGACGTCTTTGAAGGGTTTGACCTTACGCCACGCAAAATCTGTTGGTGTCTTGCCGTCGCGAAAGGCATGGTTGAGCGCCGCTTTGAGGATGGTCAACACTCGGTTCGCACTCGATTTCCGGCGGCGCATTGCTTCTTCACTGCCATCAAACTCGCGGTGCTGCTGCGGCTTGCCGGGCTTGGTCCTTGTGCGGCGGAGAGCCTTGGCGAGGCCGGCATGCCATTTGCGAAGCAGGTCCGTAGATAAGGTCGCGACCTCAATGGTGCCGAGGACTGGGTATATATGCGCCTGCGCGCGGTGGCGCGTGTCCA